GGAGTGCAGTCCGACCCATAGCTGAGTTGAAGTAACCCGTTGTATTGCTAAGGAGTGCACTTACACCCATAGCTGAGTTTTGGACACCCGTTGTGTTGCTCTGGAGTGCACTCCGACCCATAGCTGAGTTGAAGTAACCCGTTGTGTTGCTTGAGAGTGCAGCTTGACCCACAGCTGAGTTGAAGTAACCCGTTGTGTTGGACTGGAGTGCAGATGAACCCATAGCTGAGTTGAAGTAACCCGTTGTGTTGCTCTGGAGTGCAGCTGAACCCACAGCTGAGTTTTGGTAACCCGTTGTGTTGGACTGGAGTGCAGCTGAACCCATAGCTGAGTTATAGTAACCCGTTGTGTTATATCTACCTGAGCTTAAACCCAGAAATGTATTAGCATCTGCAGAACTTGCTCTTACTTCAAATCTTGCAGTTCCAGTTGAATCCAATGCGGTTATTAATACAGTAGAAGCAGCAGTTATTGCCTTTATAGATACGACAATAGTTCCGACAAAAGTGGCAGTTGGAGTTATAACAAGATTGGCAGTTGAGGTTGTAGTTGGTCCAAATGTACCAGTTGCAGTAATACCTGCAAGACTTTGACCACCAAAAGCAACAGTAAATGAACCAGCGGAATACCCTGTTACTGTATAAGTAATTTGATACCTTGTTGATACAACTGCAGCAACAGAATAAGATAAAGCAGTGGAATTACTTGCACCATTAACCCATCCAGTAGTGTTATCTCCAGTCCATCCTGTTGAAGTCCATGTACCACCAGTAATGAATTCTGTTCCTAATGTTGGAGCGTCTGTAGCAGTTGTTCCTTTTATTGATAACTTAGATGTAAGACCACTAGTTCCAATCCCCACATTACCAGCGGAATCAATGGCTAATCTTGAAACACTTTGCCTTTTATCATAAATAGAAAAAGTTCCATCTGTTGTTGTTCCTAATCCAGATAATAACCACCATCTGTTTGGAGTTGCTGCACCATCTTGTATTTCTATAACACTGGAAGCCGCTAAACCAGACAATGCTGTAAATGACGCTAAAGAATTTGTATTATTGTAAGAAACTACTTTTCCAGCGTAAGAGCTAGGGCTACTCGTCCCAATCCCCACGTTTCCTGACGCATCTATTGTATATGCAGTTCGTGCTGTAGTGAAATCACCGGCTGCCGCTGTATTGATTTGATATTGATAACTACCTCCACCATTTGATGTATATCTGATATAACCGCCTGTTGTAATACCCCCAGTGGAGCATGATTGTACAATTTGGCTATAAGGTATATTAACTCTGACAGGACCAGAAATATCTAGTTTATATACAGGACTACTCGTCCCAATCCCCACGTTGCCTGACGCATCTTTGTATATCTGACCTGAACCGATGTTAATTATACCAGTTCCACCAGTCAAAGTTCCAGAATATACAAGATTATTTAATGTACCAACAGAAGTCAATGAAGAAGCAGTAACACCAGATCCTAATGTAGATGAACTAAGAACACTTGTTCCATTTATTAAATAAGATTTACCAGAAGCAATATCTAAATTTTCTGAAGAAGTCCAAGCAGTAGTAGTTCCAACCCAATTTAATGTCTTATCGGTAACACCCTTAACAGTAATACCAGCACCATTAGCAGTGATATCATTATATCCAGTTGTTGTAATTGTAGTAATTGTTCCTGCAGTTGGAGTAGTTCCACCAGTAGCACTATATGTTACTTGAGTTTTGCTATTTATAGATGTGACAATATAAGAACCACTTCCACCTAAACTACCAGTTCCATTAGTAGCAGAAAGGGAACTACCAACTATTAATCCTGTAGTTGATACCATTCCAGTAATAACTGCAGACCAAGGACCAGAACCTGTAATAGTTCCTACTGTACCTGTAGCACTAATTGTTGCACTTGGTACTGATCCTAATTCAATATTTTTATCATCAACAGCTAATGTAGCTGTATTAATTGTAGTAGTTGTTCCATTAACAGTTAAGTTTCCGGAAACAACTAAATCATTATTAATTGTAGAAGTACCAGTTGTGGCGCCCATACTTAATATAGTTGCAGCTTTAGCAAAATTGACAGTAGTTGCAGTCGTATTAATTAAATCAAAACTTGTACTTGGAGTGGTCAAAGAAGTTGTAATTGCAGGACTTGTTCCAAATACTAATAAACCAGTTCCAGTTTCATCAGTAACAGCAGTTGCTAAATTAGCACTTGTTGGAGTTGCTAAAAATGTAGCAACACCAGTTCCTAATCCAGTTAATGAAGAAGTAGCAGCAGAAATAGTTATATCAGCAGAACCATCAAAACTTACACCATTAATCAATCTAGCTGTTGCTAATTTAGTTGCAGTTGAAGCATTACCAGTAAGAGCACCAGTAAATGCAGTAGAAGTAACCGATGTCAAACCAGCCAATGTAGTTGAAGAACCACCTAAAGAAATAGAAGTAGTTCCAACAGTAAGACTTGAATTTGTTAATTTTGTGTTAGCAATAGAACCTGATAACATTGTATTTGTAACTGTACCAGTATCACCAGTTGTTACAATTGTACCGGATGTAGCTGGCATAGTTAATATAGTTCCAGTTCCAGCTACAGCAGTTGGTATTATCTGAACTGAACCTGATGTAGAACCTTGCATTGTTACCGATAAAATACCAGTCAATGCAAGATTAGAACTTGTTCTATTTAATGCGACTGAAGTAGTACCAATATAAGTGGTATCTGCTTTTAAAGCAACAGTTGAATCAATGGCAATAGTTACTGCAGTTGTACCATTATAACTTGTTCCAGTTAAACCAGAACCGATAGTTAATGTATTAAGATTAGATCCTAACGAAATCCCAGAAATTGTGCTATTAACAAGTTTTGCATTTGCAATTGAACCTGCTAACATTGTATTTGTAACAGTTCCTGTATCACCAGTTGTAACAATTGTGCCAGATGTTGCTGGTAAAGTTAATATAGTAGTAGCAGATATTGCAGTTGCAATTAACTGAACTGTACCAGAAGTAGAACCAGATAATGTAACAGAAGTTAAACCTGCTAGTGTTGTTGATGAAGAACCTAAAGAAATAGAAGTTGTTCCAACTGTTAAACTTGAATTTGTAAGTTTAGCATTAGCAATAGAACCAGCCAACATGGCATTAGTTACAGTAGCAGAATCACCAGTTGTAATAATAGTTCCTGTAGTAGCAGGAATTGTTAAAACTGTTCCAGTACCAACTGCCGTTACAGGAACTAATTGAACTGTACCAGAAGTAGATCCTGGAAGTGTAAGTGAACTAATACCTGCTAATGCTAAATTGGCACTTGCTCTATTTAACGCAACTGAAGTAGTACCGATATAATGTGTATCTGCTCTTAATGCAACAGTTGAATCTATAGCAACAGTAACTGCAGAAGAACCATCGTAAGAAGTTCCAGTTAAACCAGAGCCAATTGTTAATATATTAGTTGCGGTTGCTTTAATAGTTATATCAGCAGAACCATTAAAACTAATTCCATTTATATTTCTAGCAGTTGCTAAAGTGGTTGCAGTTGTGGCATTACCAGTAAGAGCACCTGTAAACCCAGTAGATGTAACAGAAGTCAAACCAGCTAATGTCGTAGAAGAACCACCCAAAGAAATTGTAGTTGTTCCAACTGTCAAACTTGAATTTATTAATTTAGCATTAGCAATTGAGCCAGACAACATTGTATTAGTAACAGTTCCTGTATCACCAGTTGTTACAATTGTTCCAGTCGTAGCAGGAATCGTCAATATAGTTCCAGTTCCAACTGCTGCTGTAGGTATTATCTGAACTGAACCTGAAGTAGAACCTTGCATTGTTACCGATAAAATACCAGTTAATGCTAAATTTGCTGAAGTACGATTAAGAGCAACAGAGGTTGTACCAATGTAGGTTGTATCTGCTCTTAATGCAACAGCAGTACCAATTCCTATAGTTACTGCACTAGAACCATCATAAGAAGTTCCTGTTAAATTAGTACCAAAGGTTAAAATGTTAGTAGCAGTTGCTTTAATTGTAATATCGGCAGAACCATTGAAACTAACACCATTGATATTTCTTGATGTTGTTAAAGTTGCAGCAGAACCAGTTGTGTTTTGATTAAGAGTTGGAAAGTCTGCTGCAACAGCAATTACTGGTGCACCTGTTCCTGTTGTATTTCTTAGAATACCAGTCGCTAAACCAGATAAAGTAACCCCATTTATTTTTTGTACTGTTGTTGCATTTCCTGTAGAAACAACATCTCCAGTTAGAAGTGCATTATCCCGTACATAAGTAAAATTGTCATCTATTTGATTGTTCGTTAAAGGTGATCCAGAAGACCTTAAAATTAGTGCCATTATTTTTCCTTATTATGTTTTAATGCAATACATTAATGCAATATTTCGTGGTCTAGTTTCAGTAGAAAATGTTCCAGTAGAAGAATCAGTCCCATCACCTGTATTTGAACTTACTCCACAAAAAGTAGGACCCATTGCTGCACCAGATCCAGCAGTAAGTAATTGAAAATAAGTATGTGTGTGTTTTTGTAAAGAATGATGCTGTAAACTACCTAAACCTCTTCCACCATCTAAATTCCTACCATGATCCCATCCACGAATAAATTCTCCTCTTAAATCAGGAAGACTAAAAGTTGTTGAACCATTTCCTGTATTTGGTTTACCCATTGCATTCCATAAATTAACATAAGTTGTTCTAGAAACAGTAGTGCCATTACATTCTAACCATCCTGATGGAGCAGTTGACCTATAAAATGCCATTACGGCTCCAGCAGGAGTAGATGATGAATTACTTATATTTACACCAGTTACATTGCCAGAAACATTCAAATTTCCAACTATAGAAATAGTTCCACTACCATTTGTTCCATTACCACCAGATGCAGATATTAAAGAATCCCAACTACCATTTGAAGGAGTATGTCCACTTGTCCAAAATTCAAAAGGAGCATTACAAGGTTTGCCAAATCTACCCATCATAATTTCAGGATATGCTCCATCACCAGCTCCTTCTTGAATGAGATTTATGAATGTTAGATCATTCATCCCTATTCCTTTACCAAACAAAGAATTTACAGTATAATTACCATTAGGGTTTAAAGTAGACCATTTATTTGTGACAAAGGCTGTTGTTGCAACTTTATTAGAACTATCGGTTGTAATTTGAGTTACAGCTGTTGCTGAACCTAATGATGGTGAAGATAAACTTGTTATATCGATATTTGTACCAGATTTTGCAGCATCTAAAGCGACTCTTGCAGTATCTTTTGTATTAGCACCAGTACCACCATTAATTATAGATACTATTCCTGTTACATTTGATGAAGTTCCAGTTATACTAGAATTTAAAAATGCAACAGTTTTAGTTACTCCGCCAGTAGATAATTGTAAACCATTTGCAGTATGCCATAAATCGCCTTCAACTGGTGATGTAGGAACTAATAATGTTTTTGGTATTTTTAAAGAAACAACTGAAGTGGTAGTTGCACATAATATTAATTTTCCAGTTAAGGTATCACCTGCAATATTAACTGCACCAAGTGATGCTCTAGCCAATGGTGCAGTAATTGCACCAGTACCACCTTTAGTGATAGGTAATGTAGTAGATAAAGTTAATGCTGTATCTGCTGTATCTGCTCGAACACATTCTGTGGATTTTCCATGAATTAAATTAACAAAAATTTCTCTTGCTTGAAAATCACCATTAACATCTCTAGTTACGATTGTATTTGCAGTAGGAGTAGATGTTGGTACGAGACCTCTTAATTTAGAAGCATCTATACCAGAACTTTCTCCTTGAGGTCCAGTAGTAATTTTTAATAATACTGATGTTGAGGTAAAATCTGTTATTGCTAATTTAGAGGTAATTTGACCTGATAGATAAGTAAAGTTGCCATCTAATTCAGTATTCGTAAGAGGAAAAGCCTTAGAACTTCTTAAAATTAATGACATCTTTAACCCCTTTCTATTAGGATATTGATTAATCGTTTAATATCTGATATATCGTTTTTAATCATATCTATTTCTTCTTGTTGTCTAAGTGATTTTTCTTTTTCTTCATTTAACTTCTTTTTTTTATTTATATAAGAAGTATATTCAGAATTATTAGTATTTATAATGGCATGGGTTAGTTCATCTCGAACCAACCCATCATGACCTTCAACTTTTATAAAGTTAGGCACAGGCAATAATCCTAAGATCTTTTACTTGTGGAACATAGCAAGAATTTGTTGAAGTAAATACCAATTTAACTGTAACAGAATCAAAATCAGGTAAATCAACTAAATCTATTTCACTATCAATAAATATACCATTATTGTTTTTATCAAAAACATAAGTTGCTCTTTTATATTCTACAGTATCAAAAAATTCATAACTTCCAACAGTTCCTAATTTATAATAAACTTCAATATTTGCCATAGTTGGAACATTAGCACTCATTATAATTTTTAAGAAAGTGCTTGGATTTGCTAATGAAATTTCTTTTGTTACATATTTACTATAAGAAGATGAACCAGATGGTGTTATTTCAGAAAAATATCTATCTTTAGATATAATTGTAATATTACCTGTTCCTACTAACATATTCTTTTCAACAGTTATTGTAGATCCATCTAATGAAACATCAGTTATCAAAATTGTTGAATTATTAGCTGCAACACTAGATCCACTTATAGTAATATATTGACCAGCATATAATGTTTTAACGTGTGCTCTATTTTCTCCAGTATCTGCAATAGCAATAATAGTAGTACCATCAAAAGTTACTGTTGAATCAGCAGTTATAATAGTTCTATCATCTATAGGAGATATATTTAATGAAGAAGAAGGAGCATTAATTTTATTATTAACTAAAATAGCACATACACCTCTAGTATCAATAATTGGTGATAAAGTATCAATATCAGAGTAAATATCAGTTCTAATAACTGCAGTATTAATTTGACCTGTTTTAGTAGTTAAATCAATAGGTAATCCATCTTGAGGTCTATGTAATGCATTTTCATGAGAAGCAATCATTCTAGTCCAAGTTAAATTATGTGTTTCCCCTAATGTAACAGGTTCCCAATAATAGGAACCAAGTGTACTAAATGGTATTTGTGTACCATTTAGAGATTTACCTGTAGTTCCTCTTATATAAGGTATAATTTTAGTGTTAGTAAAAACTTGATTTTTTATAATTGGTTGAATAGCATCATAATGAATATTTTTAGTTGCAAAAATACCATCACCGCCACCATAACCAGATTGTGTAGCATTTTCAGCAAGTGTTAATATAAAAGAATCATATTCTTGGACATCAGTAACACGATGTTCTTTAAATATATTTGCTGGAGATATACCATAAATAGGATTTGCAAGTTTCCAAACACCAGAATATGATAATGGTGAATTGGCAACTAATTGTAAAGAAGTATTATTTGTTATAGTAAGAACTTCACCTATAAGAACACCATCTTTTCTATAAACATTTGCACCAACTTCTAAATCAGAAGTAAATGAAGTTCCAGTACCAGTAACAGTTTTTGTTCCAATAGTAACAGCAATTGTTCCAGTTGCATCAGGAGCACTTGATCTTAAAGTTACTTTTGAACCAGTAAGAACACCGCTGACCAATTGAGTAGTTTGTCCATGATTATTCATCATAACACGAACTTTATTAGATCCTGCAGTAAACTGAATAGGATTTGTATCTAAATTAACATCAGTTAAAACAGTATTTTCAAATTCTATAACACCAAATTTACCTGTAACAAATTTTGCTCTATTGATTTTAAATTTCAAATCTTGGTCTTGATTAGCAGTCCAAGTAGAAGCATTTTGAGATTTAAATAACACACCAGAATACGGTTGTTTATCAATAACTTTAGAAGTTACTTTATCATATTCACCCATTTGTGAAATCCAAACTTTATAATCTACTGAATTAGATGTTAATACTATACAATATTCAGTGGCATTTTGAACTTGAACAGGAGATGGAAATACAAAAGTTGTAGCAACGCTTGAATCAGAAGATGTTGTAATATTTACTGGTAATTTAGTTACTTGTGAAAATGGTAAAATAGAACGACCAGGATAACCATTAACAACATTTCTAATATCTAAAATTATTGGCATTGTTGTATCTTTAGATGCAAAGAATATATCAACACTTGTTAAGAAACAACCACCACCTGAGCCAGATTGTGCAGATACACCACCAGCAGGAATAATTTCTGGAAATCCATCTACCAAAAATGTTTGCGCTAAAGGATCATACCAACCAGTATCACTAACAATTCTTTGGGAAGTATCTGTAATAGTTCGTGTATCATTAGCAGTTGAGGTTACTATTGTTGCATTTCTTATTGCATTAACAGTTTTTTGTCTTGTTTCAACATGACCTTCTGCAGAATATATTCCAGTGGCAGATGATTTAGCTGATATTAAATCATAAGAAGCAATATCCAATAATGCTAATTCTCTTTTACCAGTTCTAAAATGTAAAGCATCTGTATTAGGAATATTAAATATAAAATTCAAACCTCCATGAGAATCAGACATTAATCCAGAAGTATAATTATTAGTGGTATGAGCGATAACTGTAGCGGTGGCGCCAGAAATTGAACCTACTAAAAGATCACCAGTTTTAAAACCAACTCCATCTGCAGTATTAGAATCTTTAACATTAACTACAAATATAGATTTAACACCAGTTGCAGAAGTTTGTTCACCAACAACAACTGCTGTAGCACCAGATAATGACCCAGTAATAACATCACCAAGAGTCAACGCAAAATCTGGGTTATTGCCCATTGCTCTAGCAGCAGTTTTATAATCATTACCTGAATTAGAATCTGTATCAAAAAGTATATTATTAGTTTTTGTAATTGTAATAACATCAGCAGGATCACAAAATCTTAATACATCTTCTTTATCGAAAAAAGGATAATATTTTGTATTTGGTTTTAAACCTCTATTTTGAATAAGAATATTTCTGCTACGAATAAAAGGAATTGTAGTTACATTTAAAACTTTATCGTCTACAGTTTGATAATCAATAGTTTCTTTAAGAGAAGAAGTAACACCTGTTCTAGTTTGACCTAATAATTTAGTATCAGTTGCACGAATTATTTGTCTTGCAGGAGCAGTTCTATTACCAGCACCATTCATATTAATAGCATCTTGAACAGAAATTTGAGTATACCCTTGGCTAAGGGCTCTAGCGTTTGCCCAATTATCACCTGCAGTAAAATATTCTAATGTAGTTTTTGTTGCTCCAGTCCATTGTGTTTGCCAAGCATTCCATACAGTTCCTAAAACACCTGCCTTTTCAGCTAATGCTTTAATTGTATTGTAATTACCCATAACATCTATGATAATATCTGGTTTTCTATTAACCTCAAACCAATTATCGCTTGGAGGACTCATAGTCATTACACCAAGGAATGTAAAAACAGCAAATGGATTAATATTTTCTGTTCTTGATGCAAATGGTTGATTGATTAACTCAACATTGGTATAGGGTAATGTAATAAGATCTCCAGTCAATTGATAATTTCTACCACCAGAAATTCTATCTGTATTATTGGTAAATGTTTCAACAAAATCAATATTATCCATACTATAGAATGGTCTTAAAACCCCATTTTCCATATCCATAGAACATAAATAATCTGCCGACGTTACATCACCAATAGTATGACCAGTAAAATTATCAACAATAAAACCATTTTTGTACCTGTCCAACCCATCAGCATCTTGGATTGTCATACTTTTTGTGCCTTGTTCGAGCAAAGATAATGTTGTATAATATTCTAAACTATCAATACGTTTTTCCAATTTACCTATATCCTTCATTGTATATCTTTTATTAACAATAGGATTTACAAATACAGAATTTGAAGAAGTTGAAAAAGTATAAGGTTCTAATGATAATTCATATAATTCCATAGCATCTGCTAAAACGTTTGGAGTTTTAGGTGTTAATGAAGGAGAACTATCACTTACAATAAATTGACCTTTAATGTCAATAGAAATATTAGATTTTCTAGCAAGATAATAATCATAAGAAAGAATAACATCTTTACCATATTTTGGTAAGAAATCATTGCCGCCTGTAAATATAACCGCACCAGTTGTACTATCATCAACTCTAGGTCTAAAATCAATACAATCTCTTAAAAAATAACTGGTGTATATAGATATAGTTTTATAATTTGTATAAGAATCTACAGTAAAGAAATCTCCACTACCATGATTAAAATATTCAAATACAACTTGAATTGGAGCAGTTGGTTTTGCTTGACCTGCTTTTAATGTTAAATTAGAAACACCATAATATGAATCTGTTTGCCCACCAATAAAATTATACCTAGAAGTGATATCAATTGAATATGTTGCTCCAGGAAGAGCAAAAGTTCCAGATTTCATTTTTACAGATATTACACGAATACCATCAGGTTTTACTAACCAAAGGATATTTGCTTGAGCAGTAACAGCAGTTGTAAATGTAATTGTAGATGTAGTTAAAGATTTTGATTTTAAACCAATAGTTCTATCTTTTTGAACAGTAGTTAAAATATCAAAAAGTGTTGAACCATAAGTTGCACCATTAACACTAAATGTAATTGATAAATTATTAGATGCTCTTACTACAGAAGAAGGAGTTACTGTAGTTCCATTTAAACGACTTATTAAAGTATAATTTCCAACATCATTAGGATTAGCAAATTCTTTACCACCTGATGTATTAACAACAAGAGTAGAAATACCACCACTACTTACTGATGCAGTTACATTTTTATAAATTTCAGAAGTATAATAAGAAATATCTGATACAGTTTTAATAGCATAATTAGGTAAAGGAAAAATTAATTGTGTGTTAAAAGCATTTTGTAATTTTGCTGTACTTTTAAATACTGGTAAACCTGTATATGTTCCTGCCGTAAACCCTAATGTTAAAGTAAGATTATCAGCAATACTTGTTATATTTCTAGGTGCTCCCATAAAATACAAATATTCACCAACTTTAAACTCAGTTAAAAATTTAGTATTTTGACCAGAAACGCTTGTTCCTGATACATTAATTGTTCCAGACATTAGTTCAGGAATAACAGTTGTATCAGCAGTAAATGTTATTTCAGCAGAACCACCACTAATTAATATTTGTTTAGCATAGTAATTAAATTGATAAGTTTGTCCATCAATTGCTCCTGGAATTACATTCATTTTTATATCAAATAAAAACAATTTATAAATAGCACTCGTACCAGATAAAGAACCAGAATCCCATTCAATTGCTCTAATTCTTGCTGTCCCAACAGCAATTGCACCTGATGGAATTGCTCCTAAAGTTCCAGTATATTTGTTATACAGTGTAGCAGTAGGAAATGCAGAAATATCTGGAACAAAATTCATATTTGTTATCAGAATATAATTACCATAATCAACAGGAAATAATACATCTGTTTCAGTATCAGTTGTTCTAGATTTATTTACCGTAACACTGGTTGGTCCTATTTTTTCTATTTCATAACCATAAACATATGCTTTTCCTGGTTGCATACCTATATCTAATTTTGACTCCCAAATCAAATTGTCAGCTACAGTTGCTGCTCTTGGGGATTGAAATATTTGTGTACCATCTGCATTAAAAGTTGGTTGTCCATAAGTATCTAAATATGGATCTTTAATAGTTGCAAGAGGTGTATTAATACCTCTATTCCAAGCAGGACTTGCAGTTACAGACCAAGTTATGTTAGTATCTAAAGTAACATTTGCTACGTTTGCAGATATAGCATTATTTTGTGATGTATAATAAACACCAGAATATGCAACAATATCACCTTGTAAATAAGCAGTATTTGATGTCCAAGCACCTCTATTATTATTACGATATTCTCTAACATCTATACTAAAAGGTTTAATTGTATAGTTTCCAGATTCATCATAAGTTCTACGAGCAAAGGTATCTTCAAGAACCGAGTATTCAGTTCTATTAACCATATACAAAATCTTACCAGCTTTAACTTGCAAAAGTTGTATAAAATCTGTAGTATCTTCAGAAACTATAGAACGAGATTGTAAGATACAATCTACAGCATATCTGTGTGCTCCAGGAGCAGCATAATTATAACTATTTTGAGCATTGTCTAATAATGTTTCATCAATATCAGGAGTTACAACACTTTCTACAATTTTAAGACCAACTTTAGCAGTTGGAATTTTTGTAAATTTACTTAATATAACAGTTTGTGCTTCTACAAGAACAAAATTACCATGAATATAATAAACGCCACGTTCAATAGAAGCAGCAGAACTTTCGCCAAAAGGAACATTTAATGTAGGAAGAATTTGAACTGTTCTTTCATCTAATGGATTAGTTTCTTCAGTAGTTAATAATTCACCAGCAATAAATGTTTTTTGTTCACCATCTGCAATATTGTTATCAGTATCAAGACCAGAATTGATATATTTAACAAATATCATATTTGCATCAGCAGTTGTTGCAATTGTTGCTTGAACAATTTTAGCTCTAACATTACTGACTGCACCAACAATAGTTTTTCCTATTAATGATGTAATGAAACTTTTGGTATCTACGCCACCATATTTTGCCGTTAGTTTTACATATTCTAAACTGGTATCAAAAGAAATTTGTCCAGGAACAACCATAGCACCTTCTTTAAAGATGCTATTTCCTTGACGTTCAATTTGTTTTTGTAGGATAGTTTGTAATTGTGTTAATTCTCTAGCTTGAACCGCATATCCTGGTCTAAACAATATCCTATGGAATTTTTTATCTTCATCATAGTTGTCAAAATATGGATCTACATTAAAATTGATTGTCATCTTTGATACCTTGTTTGTAATAATTACTATTATTTATATCTTAAATCTAGAAGAAACCGTAATGATTTGATTAGCAGATGCTCTAAATGGTTGTCTATTATCTACATAAATAATATCACCACTAAATCTATTAATATCAGGTAATTCGACTGCTGTTATAAGAAATGTATCCACTATACCTGAAGTATAACTTGAACTATCAGTTACTTTTAAAACAGATGCACCAAATATAGGTTCAAAAGAATTATCAATAGCAGATAATAAAAGACTTTTATTGTATTTTCCTATAACTCTAAATTTATATCTTTTAGATGCATAACTTACAAAAACAAAATCCCCAGCAACAAAATTTCCTGAAATAACATTAGCTGATGTTACTTTATAACAACTTGTTCCAGAAAATCCATTAAACGATAACAAATTATTATGAGTTTTGGGTTTTTTGATTAATGTTACTTGTCTATAATAACTGGTTATCGGAATAGTTTTTATAACATCTTCTATAACTCTACCATAAAATAACACAGTTCTTCCAAACAGTTCATTAATAGCATTTTTACCATGACCACCTAATGGTGAAATAATAGCTCTTGCTGATGCATTAGAGCCAGTTCCTGTTATAACAACAGAAGCATAAGTATAATGAGAACCACCATCAGTATTTGCAATTAGTATTTTTTCTATTCTTCCATTAACAATAACTGGTGTAGCAATACATCCTGAACCATCACCAACAATAGTAACAGTTGCTGTAACATATCCTTCACCTTTATTAATCATTTTAATAATATTAATTGCACCATTTGATGCTAACAATTCTTGTGTAGATTGTTTAGAATCTAAATCATTAACTGTGGTATTAACTGTTATTATAGCACCTGAACCTGTATTATTTAAACTTCTAACAGTTGCAGTTGCTTGTGTATATCCTTCACCAGCATTAGTAATTGTAACTAATTGAATTTCACCAGTAATAGCATTTATAACGGGTTCTATTAAAGCAGAAGTATATGTAGAAATACAAAATCCAGTTACACCATAACCATCAATATCGGTAACAGTAAAAGTTGGAGATGAAACATATCCATATCCGGGATCATCTATCACTATACCTATTATATTTCCATCTTCAATAGTAGGATGTCCAGTTGCTCTTCTACCATTAGGTAAAGATGGATCACTAAATGTAACATAAGCATCTACAGAATAATTAGTTCCTGTTGTTTGAATAGAAACAGAAGATAAAATTGTAGGATTATCTGCTCTTCTACCATCTCCAATTACCTCAATCATAGTTTTTATTAACGTAAATTGAGTTAATGCTGGAACATAAGCAAACGATGTTAATGTTAATTCCGTATTACTTTGTACAGATTCAACGGTAAATAATTCAGTTCCTATTTTTATTATTTTAGTAGTTCCTGTATAAGATCCTATTTGGCTAGTAAATAATGTTCCAACACCATATAACTTCTTAAGATTAGGAACTGCTCCAGTTAAATCAGAACGAACATTACCTGTCAAAACTGTATTAAGAGAATATCCAGAACCTTTATTATCGACAGAAATATTAGTTAATGCTCCATTACCATAATATTGACTTGTCAACACAGTAGTAACTGGTATTTGAGTTGCAGTTAAAAATTTATTTCTTAAATATAATGGTATGTTATACATAAATTTCCAAACATACCCATCTGCTAATGGACCAATAGGAGCAACTTGAGTTCCTGTAGGTTTATTAAAAGATGGCGCATTTTCGTTATTATATAAACATTTGTATACATTATATTCGTCAGTCACTACAAAAAATAATGCAGTTTCTAATGAAGTTGCACCACTATATGCAACATTAGTTGCTGAATAAAAATCATAATCATCATAGATGAAACCTGCTTGCCAATCAGTTCTATCAATAACAATAGAAATATCACTAGGACCAATTTCAGAATATTTTATAAAATCTTTTCTAGTTTGTAATTCAAAAGCAAAATTATCTTCTGCAGCAATAGGAATATCACCTGTTGTTCCCCAACTATAATTTCTACCTAATGCGAAATAATATTTTGCGGTACGTCCAACAATTTCTTGTTGGATCGTTTGTGCTAAGTTACTATGAACCGATGAGGTTAGAATTGAGGTTGCCATTAACTTACCGTTACAACCCAAGTAATTGCGATTGTATCACCTGATTGTTTAGTAACAAGTGGGAATGTAGTACGACATAACATAGTTCCAGCAGTACCAGCATTTAATATTGCTGCTTCATAAATTGTTCCTGTACCAACACCTGTACCAAAAGTAGCAGTATAAGTTACAGTTGCACCAGATACAACAGTATTGGTTAAAGCAACACGACCTAATTCTGCCAATAATGCAGTTTGTCCTACAGCAGCAACAGTTGCATCAGAACCAATTGCCATATTAGACATAATAGTTGGTGGTGAAGATGAACCGAATCGTGAAGCAATATAACCTTTACCAGTAGTAACTACCAAATTTGGCACTTCTAATGTTTCTACTACATCACCATCTATATTTGTCTTAACAATTGTTAAAGACCCCGTTACTTTTAAAAAATCTTGAATCATTGAAATCTCCTAGTTAAAATAATTTCTATCAGCTTGATATTCTTCAGCAAAATAGTTTTCTGTGCCAAAATCTGCATTATAAGGATTTAGTTGAGCAAATCCAGTTTCTGTTGTTGTAAATGAATCTGCTAAACTCTTTCCTATTAATAAAGTATTTATATCACTAGAAATAACTGAATCAGAAAAAGTTGTTCCAAATGTAATAGCAGTAGTATCTGATAAACTAAATGAATCTTCTAATGCCTTATAAAAAACATAACTATTAATATCTGTTGTTGTAAAGGATTCAGTTAAACTTTTAACAAAAGAATAATAAGGTTTATCTACAGTCATCAAAACTGAATCCAATAAACCTTTACTAAAATCTATATCCAAAGATTCAATTACATATATAATCTCAGGAAATTGTTTCTTGATAACAGATACAACAGTTTCTATAGATAATAAAAAGTCATTTTGGATAGAATATTCACCAAATAGTTTTCTGCCAGTTGGGTGAAGATATTGTAAAACTGCATTTTTATAATTGTCTAATTTTTCATCAACCTTAATAACATAAGAATAATCTTGATAAAAATTACCGTCTTGAATATAAGAAACACCAGATACAAAACTATCAGTTGTTAAATAAGCTCCAGGATATTTTGCAACAGAACCTAATTGTATAAATAATAATGCATAATCTTCAGTGATAGTTTTAGCGTTATTAGAATAAAATTGTGTTAAAACATCACCAACATAAGTACCATCAGAATATAAATCTGAACTATATTGGAAATAATCTTGCTTGTTAATAAATCCAGATTCGACAAATGGAAGTGTTGGATCTTTATATCCAGGAGCAGGATTTTGATATATTATTTCAGTACCACCACCAGCAAGATTTCTTATCTGTGATGTTAATGGATATGAAAATAATTCTCCTTCAATAGTAGAATTTGAAATAGTATAATAGAAACTACTTTGATATCCTAGTCCAAATGAAATTATTTTTAATTCTGAAATAGAACCATTAAGTCCTACCTTTGTTACTTTTATTGCTGCGCCAGTTCCTATAGCAGCATCTATAGAAAAAACTTGACCGATACTAAAATTCTTACCACCTTTTATGATATTAATTTTATTGGTGGTTGGTAAAATAACAGCTTGTATAGTTTTATATGTTATGGTATTACCAACACTTATAATACCATAGTATTGCTTATCAAAAAATAATTCATATACAGAATTTGCTTCATCTATAACAGAAATATTTAATATGTGTATTCTTATTCTTTTAGTGGAAGTTTGAACATAAATATATTGATTTAAACTTTCAAATACATCACCAGAACTAAGTTTAACAAAAATAGAATGGTCTTGTTCCCATTTACCATCAGATACTCTTAGTATTGATTCACTTGGATGTTGTATTTCTATACTTTTATTGAATAATAATCTAAACAGTAATTCATAAGATTCTTCACTACCTCTTGAAACAAAATGTTGTTTAAGATAAGCAAGATATGTTTTTATATTTGCATAGTTAGGTGAAGCATGAGCAAATTCGTCTTTAAGTTCATTAACAAATTCTGTTAATGTTGTATCGATATCTCTAAAATTTTCTAAATTTTTATTGACTTTTTGAGTTTCTAAAAATTTATAATATGCTTCAAGGAATTTAACAAAAGTTGGGTAATCGTCTAAGAAAAAAGACGGGACTTGTGTTTGAACTATATCCGATGTTTTGTTATATTTTTTCATTATTATCTACTTGGAGTAAATACATAACCAGCACCACCTTGACCGCCACCAGAAGAAATAGGATCAACTAAAACATTAACAATAATATTGGCAGTATCTATTCTTACTATTTGATGCCTAACAGAAACCACATCAAATGATTGAGGTTTGACCATAATCTCAAATGTATTTGTCGCTAATTGAGTAATATTTAAATCTTTAATGGTTACAATACCTTTGACATAATCAACTGTTCCAATATTATTATCAACAACATTATCAACAATACCTGTTTTAAAATACATTTCTAAAGTTCCAATACCATTATCTTTGATGTAATAGATATCTAAACTATCAGGTATATAAAATCCTGTAGTATCTACAGAATATTCTGGAACACCAGAATAATAAATTGGATTACCTAAATTTACAACATAAGTAGTATTGTAATCAAAAATTGGTGTAATTTCTCTATGTAAAGTGATAGTTGTTATATTACTTTGAATACTATTATTTGTACTATCAATTAACCCACCCAACTTAGAAAATCTAAAAACACCATCAAAACTTAAAAGATTAGTAGAATTATATTTTAATATTGTATCAACAACTGCAGCATTTAAAGTGGTTACACCTAAATTGGTTTTCTTAGGATTATAATATACAGTCGTATTAACATTAATATTGATGTATTCAGGATCTACCAATTGAACTAAAGTAGTCATTACAGACTTTGGTTTTAAGATTTGATTTACAATATAATCTTTATCAACAGAATCTAAATAATCAGCACCTTTTGGTTTAATAGATAAGAAAACTTTTCCATAAACTGGAGGAACATTTTCTTCACCACCCCACACATTAACTGTATCTACATTAGGATAATATCTATAAACTAAATTTTTATAATCTTCTTCTGTAACTGCTCTATTCTGCATAGAATAAGCTCTTGGTGCATTAAATTTTATGCTATCAACACTTTCTATTGATGTTCCACCAACTGATTTTTTATTAGTAACTATTGAAGATTTTGAAACACCACCAAATTGATTTGGAGTTATAGCAAATTGAGCACAATCATTAGCATCAGCACCATGTGTTGTTAGATAAGTTATCGTAATCATATTACCATTAGATAATTTTTTACCTAAACTTCCGTCACCAAAACTTATTTCATACAGCCCAGATTCTATTTCTTTTAAAAAGTAAACTTCACTAAGATTATTCAAAGAAAGAATATCATCGGCAAGACTATATTTTACTGTTATATTTGTTCCAGAACTATCATTAACATATACTTTAATAGTTGAAGTATCACAATTAGGATTTGAAATGGTATATCTTGATTGAGGAGCAACTACATATTTTTCTGTTAAATATGTTCCTTCTACTATTTTGATATTTGGAAATTTAAACACAGAACCAGTATATTCTCCAATAACATCTTCTTGATTTAAAAACGTATATTTAATACCATTAATGGTGGTTGTAAAATTAGTTCTTGCTGGTAACAATAATTGATTATTAGCTGTTGTAATTCCTGTCACTGTCAATGTAACAATAGCACTAGAACAAGTCATAGATTTAGGAGTATATCCTAACATTTTAGCAATAGAAACAACACTATCTCTTTTACTTGCTGAATCTAAAAACATTTCATTTAATGCCATGTTATTATACAATGCATTATAATGCGTATTGTATGCTAAAACATCCAATAATACTGAAAGACCAGAACCATCAAAATTATAATCTTTGAATTGTTGTTGACCTGAAAGATATTTCTTTAAATTAAGTTTAATATCATCAAAGTTGAGTGCATCAACAATTATTTTTTTACTTGAGTCGGACATTATCGAGTTCTCTCTAAAATTATATCAAATGATTGTAATGCTGATGTATTCAATATTTTATAATAAATTGTAATTTCTACAGAATTATTATCAGGATTTAAATAAACATTTATATTCTGTATTGTTATTCTTGGTTCATAACTGTTAAGGACTTGTTCTATTTGTCTTTGTAATAAAACCTGTAACATTGGAGTAATAGGTTCAAACAATAATTGTCTAATAGGAGAACCAATTTCGCTATGAAAAGGACGTTCGTAATACATGGTCAACAAAAGAACTTTCATTGATTGTTTGATTGCCTGATCATTAGTTTTTACACTAACATCACCAGAAAAAGGATGTTTAGTAAAATTTAGATCTATATCTGAAAAAAGTATATCGGTTGCCATAATTATCCTGCAAATACCTTAGTTGAACCTTTATTAATTTCGTGATCATAATGTTCATCAGAATTATATTTATCTTTAACTCTTCCTATTCCTTTACCTTCAACAAATACTTTGTCACTAAATGTACTTAAAGTTGGTGCATGATTAATAGCAGTTGATGTACAAGGATTGCCATCAGGATGTGAAGCCATAGCATCTCCTTCTCTTACAACACCAAATCCTTGTGCAAATACCTTAGAAGAACCTGCAGCAGTATTTTGTGTAGAACCAGTGTCCCAATTATATCTGTTTGGATTTGTTCCACATAATGAACCTTGAATACCATCTGTACATTTAACTGTATCTTCACTTCCATTCTTTCTTGCTACTGCTTCTGCCATAATTCTCTCCTTTTACATTATTTATACTAAAATAAATCCACCCTTTGGATATGTACCACCATAAGTCTTATGATGATTCATTGTAAAGTAATCACCTTTGTTACCAGAATATTTAAAACTGATATGAATCCAAGTATTTTTTCCATCATATTCTAATATGACTTGATTCCAAGAAGGCAATAATGTTACAAGTTCTTTAGCAATTTGAAACATCTTTGCATTACCACCAATGAATTTTAAATCCACACCACAACCTGTTGGATGGTCACCACCTTCTTCAATTGGTTTACCTGTTGATCTACTAAGACCTAAATCACCAGCTTGATTACCTACTGGTGGTCTTCTAAAACCACTTGTGATAATAAATGATTTTCTTCCATATTTTTTAACAATTGGATCTAAAACATTTATACATAACCCTTTAAGATTACATAAGATTTGTTGAGGAGTATATGTAACACCTTTCACTGTATAATTTTGTTTAGGCATTCTTATGCCACCTTGAGTTAAATCACCAATGGTAAAGTATTCAGATAATTTCATATTTGGATTAAATTGACCTGGAGACATATTATCAAATATTTCACAATTAGAACCAATAGTTGCTCCACTAACACTATTTGCAGTAAGACCTGTTGATGATTCTAAGGCAATCTTTTCTTGTGCGATATCTTCGGCACTAACTTTACCAGAACTTATTCTATCTGATGCATATTGTGTAGCATCACCAGAATCTGGTTCATCGAAACCTACTTCAGAACCTCTTGTAGCAATTTCTAATGGATTCATTCTAGATAAAGGACTAGGCTGTCTTTCGTCCGCAGGATTTTGTAAACCAGAAGGAGATGCTACTTCTGCTGATATGGCAACTAACGCTTCACCTGTACCACCAGCACCATTTGCTCCCGATGCAATAGCAGCACCCATACCCAAATTTACTACCAAACCATCAACGTTTGTTGCTAATGATGCCGATAAATTTGCAGTTAGACCTGCAGTTATATTTACCGCTGCTGCTGCAAGTATGTTAGTTGCTAGTGTTGATTGAATATTTGTGGTAGTAGTAGATTTAATGTTTGCACTTAATTTAGATTGTATATTAACGTTCTTGTCAGTTTTAGCATTGATATCATCTTTAGCAAAAATATTCAATTTTAAATCAGTTTTAAGATTGAAATCTTTTAGCGATTGCAAATTGATTAATTCATCTGCTTTAACATTGGTACTTTTAATTGAATACAAATTAGTATTGTTTGTAGATTTGATATTGGTATCAATTACAGATTCAATATTAACATTTTTTTCAGATTTGATATTGGTGCTTAAATCAGAGTGAATATCTGTAGTACCAACAGATTTCATATTAATTTCGCCATCAGCTTCTATATTGATGTTTGTTGCTCTTAGATTAAAATCTCCACCAACTGATAAATTTGTATTTCCACTAACATTAATATCTGCATCATTATAGATATTAATTATTGCACTTCCTGAAACTTCTATATTTAAAGCATTATTTGTCTTTAAATTATATGCACCATCAACAGTAACATTTAATGCACCTTTGACATATACATTACCATTACGTTCCATTATTTCGTAGTTGTCACCAACTATCTTATTAACTCTTGTTCCGTTGGCATCTATTTCAAAAAATGTTCCAGTTCTATGATATAAATGAATCCTTTCTGCTTGTGGAGTATCATCAAATTCAAATATATGACCTGATTCAGTTTGTTGAACATGATTGTATGGATATGTTGCATTATATGGAACTTGTGCTTGTTCCCATATTCCTCCATTAGCAATAGGAACATTTACTGTTCTAGTTGCTTCTTTTTTAGTAATAACAGTATTATCTAAATTTGTCCCAGATGCTAATCTATTTGTATCAGCTTCTTTGGTATATAAAGGATATTTACCTGTTGGATCACTAAAACCTTGAAACGTACCTGAACCATTTATACCTGTACTTGCAACACCATCAGCATCAAGATGACCTATCGGAAGTATAGATGAAAATAAAGATAATAATGAATCTTCAATCTCACCTAATATAGAAGATGCATTATCATTTGAAGATGGAGCATCTGGATTAGGTATAATTGCTTTACCTAATTGACCTGTAATATTATTTGCCACTATTTCTAAACTCCCATTCTGCAATCAAGGTAGGTCTTACTTGTGATGCCCATTTTGTCCCGACTCTATTACCCGATTTCCAATAATAATATGTCGGTCCTTTATAAGTATATCCAGGATAAAATGGATCTTCAATAGATGCAAATTCCGCTGCAAGATCCTGACCTGCTTTTTTCAATAAAGTTTCATTATTTTTATCCGGATTATTATAATATTGTAATAAAGCAGGTCGTTTTCTACATACAAGATATTCTTGACATATTATATCTTGGGTTAATTGATCAAATTTTCTATCTAAATCAAATTTTAATGAATCTATTGCACCAGCTAATGTTTTTCGAACACATTGATATTTTCCAACTGCCCTCAAACAGTTAGGATCACTTTGTGGTAAAGATTGGTCTGCTTGTATTTCTGCTAATGTCATTGATACTAAATTTCTTGGTCCTGAACCAGATATTATTTTACCACCACTTGTACCTTTATTATAAGCATTATATCCTGCAGCACCTGATTCTGCTTTTGCTATTAAAATAGCAAGTGGTCCAATAATACCTGAAGGATTTACTGGCGGTGGAGGAATGACATCTTTTGCTGGTTTTCCTGTTCCTGTTTCTGGTCTATCTTCAATTCCACCACCTAATCCAATACTTGCACCAAGTTCTGAGAAAAATCCACCTTCGCTTTCTCCACCTGGAACTCCACCCATAGAACCTAACATTAATGGTTGTTGATTATCAGCATCACGAAATATTATAAGTAACCAAGTTCCTTCTACTGGACCAACTGGTGCGTGACCAATACCACTCATTCCTGCTGATGTAATTGGAAGAATTGGATATGCCCAAGGTAAATCTTCTGTTGGTAAATCTGCCTTATCTGAAGAATGTAAACCGAATACTCGAACTTGACATCTGCCTAACCTTAAAGGATCATGTCTATTTTCACATACACCAGTATAAAATATGTGATTCATTTATTTAACTCCACTATCTTGAGAAAAATCTTTAATATAAGAATCTTTTGCTATTTCAATATTACATTCATGACTTTTACGAGTTATATAATGATTGATTGCTGTTATTAGATATTTACCAGAATAAATTTTATCTTGTATTTCATCATTTGATTCTGATTTTTTTATTGGTCTTACCTTAACAGTATCAATTGTAACGAGTTGTCCAACAGTATAATCTAATCTTCCAGCAACTACAATATTCAATATGAAATCATTTTTTTCGTGCATCTCATAAAGTCTTTGTTGAAGAATATCGGTATTGGTAGCATCTTGATATCCAATAAATGTTTGTGCTGCTTTAGGTTCTACAATTATTTTTGCACCTGGACTAATTGGAAATTTATAACTAACCAAAGGATATTGATTAAGATGCTTTGCTCCTGAAAACCCCATCAAAGCATTGTAATATTTCTCATTGTATGTTTTGGTTGTTATATCAGTAGTCATCAAAAGACAACCCATAAATCCATCGTGAATTCTATTCAATGTATTTACACCATCTCTAACACTAATGGTATGAATTCTTTTAAAATCCATTTCTACCGCTCTTAATGCATTTGTTTTTGTTATTTGTCTAGAAAATGAATTGTAATTAAATTCTTGCACAACTATCGGAGAAGTAACCAATGAATTTAATGTAACAAAATTAAATCCATCTCTATTCTCAAAAAATACATATGATGGAGATTTTTCTTTATTAATGGCTTGTTCAGCAAGATAATTCATATTTTTAATAGGAGACCAATAATTTGAAATATAAATGGTATCGTTATATGTTTCTTCTATTATTACTCTTTTTGAATTATCAAATTGCACTTCTTGATCTGACACAATAGATGCAACTATATCAGATATTTTTCCTTTGTATCTTCTACTTAATTTTGTATTTGAATCTACAATTGCTTCTTTTGAAATAAAATCCATTTCATACGTTACAGTTTTATCACCAAGATATTCTCTATTCTTGATTCTATACATAAAAAATTGTGAATTTATCCTTCCACCTTTTTCTTTTAAGGATGGTGTGCTAATATCGATATTTAATAATTCTTGCCCAATAAGTGGAACTGTATTAATAAGATCCATTGAATCTTTTATTATTATTGAACCAGTCATAAATGGAGAATATAAATCTTCATATATTTGGATAGCAACAATTTGATTTATCAAACTAAATTCTGTTCCATCAACAGATTGAATAGAAACCTTATCTATTGATATATCACCAGCAAATTCTATAGATTTAGTAGCCATATTACCTCAAAAGCAAAGCATTAAATTCGTTAAGGACTTGATCTAAATAAACTTTAGGTAAGACTTTTAAAGTTCTAGATTGTTCATTAAGTCTATATTCATAATCAGTATTAGTTATATGTGTCATCAATTGTGGATATGACAATGAAGATATCTGTAAAGTTCCTTTTGATGTTTCGATATAATTTCCATTAACATCATCACCATAAGATAAAACTTCTACTGTACCACCAGAAAGGAATGAATTAGATGTCATTAAAATTCCATAACTTCCATTTATTATTTCTTGAACAACCCCAACTGCATATCCAATAGAAGTTTTATTTCTTATTACATCACCAACTTCAATTGGTATTTTGCAAGTAAAAGAACCTAGATAATCAGGTATAACAGTTATATCATGTAATTCTAATATAGTATTGGAAGTTATAGAACGAATATAACCTATAAGAACTCCATCATTTGTATATAAATTATTACCAACAGATAGTTGTTCTTTAAAAGCAGTATCATATCCAATAACTTTTGATTGACCATTTGCAATTTCAATGTTACCTTTAACTTTCTTAGAAACTTTTATATAACAATATCCATTAGTAACATTTCCATTTAAATCTTCAAAATGTCTTATAGTATTTGCAGCATTGCCATACTTATTAGCAATCAAAATTTCTAATTCTCTATTACTTAAAGGAAAATCATTGATGTAATCATATCGTTGATTAAGCAACATTAAAATCCAATGATATTCTGGTGTGCCATATAACTTTTCAGATATTATTTCTGGTGTATCACCATCCATAATTTTATATGTTTCTGTTAATGGCAAACTTTCGATAAATGCTTTTTTAAATCTGATGTTAGTTGTAATATCTTTTATTAAGATACTCTTTTCAGATTTATCTTCACCAATAGTAGGAAATGGATATAATAGTGTTTTAAAATTATTGAAATACATTAGAAGCCATCCTCAATTTGTTTCTTTGTCAATATAGCAAGTTCTTTAAATGACATTTGAATATTGATTTGTGTTGGAGAACCGTCATCAAAGGTATTGAATACACCATTTGGTGTATAATTAACACTCATATCAGTCATCACACAAGAAGTATGTCTATGGATTGCTGGATTTTCTGTTGAACCATTATAATAAAATATATCAAATTCTGACGGATAGATATAAATAAATGCTGCCTCATCTTTAAATTCAGGGTGCATATGAAGTTTAAATTGTTGAATAATCTTTAATATATTAGAAGATTCAGCATAATCTCTTGGAAAAAATTGATAAGAAATTTGAAACTCTCTAAAATTAACACCTTTAAATAATTGTTCTTTCTTTGGGTTGGCAGCAAGACCTGAAGCAGCAGAAGCAAATGAACCAGTTACTGGTGTTCCTAGTGCTAATGCAGTTAAAGATGAATTTACAGGAGCAGATAGTTTTGAAACATCACCACTTTGAAATGCTTTAAGTGCTCCTTCAGTTACTTGAGCACCTGCCATCATTAATCCCATTTCTTCTTCACGCCAATCAACAGAATAACGTATATTTAATTCATTAGGGATATGAAGAGCAATAGCAGTTGTTGTTCTTTTTGTTTTTCTACCTAATTTACCATCTGCTAATGCAGATACAATAGTTGTCAATCCTGCAGCACTTGCAGCAGCAGTCAAATCAATTATATTAACACCTTTTTTTAACATATCTAAAACAGCTGCACCTCCAGCCGTAACAGCTGCAGTACCCAAAATTGTAGAAGCAGCTTCAGGTCCTAATTTAATCATTTGAGAACCTGTTCTTTGGTCATCTGCTACATCGACAACACCAGTTCTTCCTTCTTTAATTAAATAAGAATCTTCAGCCACATTAATATAAAAAACAACATAATTGTCGCCATAAACTGGATTACCAAAAAGGTCATTTGGATAAGAAAATTGATCAACATTATATTTGTCTTTATCAAAAGCCAAATATTCTCTATTGATGTAATTGTAATTACCTAATCCAGCAGGATCATTTTGTGATGTTGTAGCCATATAATTTCTCTATAAATATGTTTATACTATTATTTATTATCTAATATTTATGGCAGGATTTCCTACACCAAGAAAATGGTTCCCATCAAACCCACAAAAATACATTGGCGATGTTAATAAAATAATATCCAGAAGTAGTTGGGAAACTAAATTTATGATTTGGTGTGATAACAATCCAGCAATTGTATCTTGGTCATCAGAAGAAACAGTAGTTCCTTATAGATGTGCTACTGATAATAAACCTCATAGATATTTCTTAGATTTTAGAATTCAAGTTAAACAAAGTAATGGTTTATTAAAAACTTATCTGATAGAAATTAAACCACATGGTCAAACAATTCCACCTGTTAGTTCAAGTAAAAAAACGAAACGGTTTATAACAGAATCTTTGACATTCTTAAAAAATCAATCTAAATGGGCTGCTGCAAATCAATTTGCTAAAGATAGAGGGTGGGAATTTATGATTTTAACAGAACACCATCTTTTTGGTAAATAAATAGTCTTATAATAATTTAGGAATAAACTAATGGCTGATAAAAAAGTCGCAACATATTATGATATTTTTGCTTTAAATAAATATAATTTAAAAGATATTACAGCAAAATCATATTCTTGGTATACACAGCAATCATTATTGTTAGCTAGGCAAGGTTACACAGCAAAAAGAGTAATTAATAATTCATCAGGTATTCATCCTGGAAAAGTTATTCCTGGGAAGTTGTATATGTTTGCTTATGATGCTAAACATAAAGATACATTACCTTATTGGGATAAATTTCCATTATTGTTTCCATTTAAAATGGTAAAGGGTGGATTTTTAGGATTGAATATGCATTATATGCCTGTTCCATTTAGAATAAAATTATTAGATAGATTAATGGTAATAGATGGTTCTAAAAATACTAGAAGAGTAAAATTACAATTATCTTGGCAATTGGTTACAGGTGCGTCTAGTTTGAAATTGTTGGAACCTTGTGTTCATAGATATTTAAATGATCATGTTCGTTCACAATTTCGTGAGATAGAAAGAGTAGATTGGGCAACTGCAATGATGTTACCTACACAACAATTTATTGGGGCGAATAGTTCTCAAGTTTGGAAGGATTCAATGAAAAAAGCAGGTTACATGTAATGTCATTATCAGAATTTATACAAAACGTAAAGAGTGAAGGATTATCAAGATCTAATAGATATTTGGTAAACTTCAGTAAACCCAAATCAGTTTCTATGGGTAATGATAACCTTAGAACATATTGTTTATTTTGTGACCAAACAGAATTGCCAGGATTATCTTATTCTACAACAGGAATAAGAACTTTTGGTGAGGTTAGAGAAACACCTTATGATAAAAATAGTGAAACGATAAATCTTTCGTTTTATGTAGATGCAAATTTAGATGTAAAATATTTCTTTGATAGATGGGTCAATAGTATTATGAATGTTGAATCCAGAACTTGGAATTATTATAATGAGTATATTTCTCCAGTTATGTCTATCACAGTGATGAATAAAGATGAAAATAGTGTTTATAATGTAAATTTATATGAATGTTACCCTAAATCTATTTCACCAATATCAGTAAGTTATGGAAATAATGATGTTATGAAAATGACTGTTGCTATGCAATACAAATATTGGAAATCAGAACAAATAAATTATAATAGTTCTGCAAGTAATATATTACAAAATTTACCATTAACAGACAAAGGTGGGTTTGTTGTACCTCCAAATTATTTTACAAACAATCAAAGTTTTCAAACAGATTTTGTAGATAGATATGGAAGTGTAAAACAAGAAGTTTCTTCTATCATTCCTTTTATTAATTTTGGATAACACTTTACGATGAATGACAAATTGAATAAGATTTTTGATATTGCATCTGTAATACCATCAGAGGTTATTACTAAAAATAACCAAGTGATTTTGCCAGATACCGATAAGATAGATTATGATTATAATAAAACAAGAAATAATCTTCATTCATTATTATCTACAGGACAAGAAGCATTAAATGCTGCATTAGAAGTCGCTCAACAATCAGAAAATCCTAGAGCATTCGAGGTTGTTGGAAATTTGATGAAACAATTAGCAGAAGTTAATCAACAATTAATGGATTTACATCAACAAAAACAGAAGTTAGATTTACCAGTTAAAAAAGAAATGGCAGCAAGTGTTACAAATAATGCTATTTTTGTAGGTTCTACACAAGAACTTTCAAAACTTATTAATAATATGAACGAAAATGGAGTGAATTGAAATGGCTTTACCTAAAATGCAAACACCGATATACAATACAATTGTACCTTCTACACAACAAAGTATCAAATTTAGACCTTTTTTGGTTAAAGAAGAAAAAGCATTGTTGATAGCACAACAAAGTGAAGATAATAATGTATTGGTAGATACCCTTAAATCTATTGTTAAATCTTGTGTACAAGATAAATTAGATGTTAATAAACTTGCAATGTTCGATTTAGAATTTCTTCTACTTCAAATTAGAGCAAGATCTATTGGTGAAATAGTCGAATTGACATTTAGATGTGATACTTGTGATGATATTAAAGCAAGAGCCACGATATCTTTTGATTTAACTAAAATGGAAGTGTATAAAGATCCACTTCATACAACAAAATTAGATTTATTTGATGATGTTGGTGTATCAATGAAATATCCAAATATTGATTCTATCAAAAAATTTGAAAATATGGATTTAGATAACATTGATAATGTATTTGATCTTATCATAGAATCTATAGATTACATATATTCTGGTAACGAAATTTATCATGCAAAAGAACAAACAACAAAGGAATTATCAGATTTTATCGAAAACTTAACACAAGAACAGTTTCAGAAGATAAAAGTATTTTTTGAAACAATGCCAAAGTTAAGACAAGATATTGTATACACTTGTCCTGTATGTGAGAAAGTTCATAACAAATATATTGAAGGAATAGAAACTTTTTTCTAATTGCCCTTTCAGGGGATTCATTATCTAATCATTATAAAATGAATTTTGCTCTTATGCAATTTCACAAATATTCATTAAGTGATATAGAAGAAATGATACCATTTGAAAGGGAAATTTATATATCATTGTTAATGGCTCACATTCAGGAAGAAAACGATAAATTAAAAGGTTAAATTAATGGAAGAGTTACTAGAAAAGCAGAATAAACATTTAGAGCAAATTGCTAATCTGATGAAAACAGATAGATTAATGCAATTGGCTCAAACATATGGTATTCGTAATATCGATGAGGAAGACAATCATGCCTCAATAGAATTAGACCATATTGCTACTTCTATTGATTCTTTTAAAAAAGAGCAACACGAGGATAAAACAGAATCTAGTATAAAGGATAATACTAATACAAATACTATAGTAGAAACTTTACAAAAAACAACAAAAGAATCTAAATATGCTTCTGAAAAACAAGCCAAAGAACATCTTGCAGAATTAAAAAATTTACAAAAAGTATTCAAAGATAACAATTTTAAAACTGTTGCGGAAAAAAGTATAACAACTCCTATCTTTAAATCAATTGGTGATAAATTTAGGGATCTTAAAACTTCTGCAGTAAATGTAAAAGATACACTTACAGGTGGTCAATTAATAAAAACTGCTGGTCAAAAGATTGCATCTGCTATATCACCAAGATATAAAGATAGATTAGAATATATCAAAAATGAAAGAAATCTTGGTAATAGAGCACAAGAAAAAACCCTTAAAGAAAACTATGCAGAAAGAAGTAGATTTCTTCAAAGAAATGTTGCCAACGAAGCAATGCTTAAAAAGGCAAGAGGTTCTTTAACAGAAGAAGAATTTCTAAAAGGTGGAAGCAAAGTTGCCAAACAATATGAGAAAGAAAAGATTGCTGTTGGGAAAGGTATTAAAGCAACTGATACAAGATATTCAATAGATGATAAAATTGCTGAAAGAGAAAGAAAAGCTGCAATAAGAAAAGAAAACAAATTAAAAGAATCTACTGATGTAATAAGTGATGTTGCTAAAAAGAAAGCAACTAATATTGTTCCAATGGGAAAGATTAATTTAAAAGAACCTAAACCAATATTTGGTGCATCTGAAGAAGCAAAATCTGAAGAAGCATTTGCTACAAAACAATATCAAGATACTCAGATAGAAAATGATCTTAAACAAACAAAATTGTTTGAGGATCAATTAGATGTTCAAAAAGAAATATTAAAAGTTATTAAAGAAAAATCAACCGCTGAAATTTCTGATGGTAATGGTACTAAAGGTGTATTTGATACTATTGGTGATTTTTTTGGTGATATGTTTGGTAAAGAAACTAAACCTACTCCAGAAACTGTTCCTTCAGAAAAAGGAAAAACTGCATCAGGGAAAGAAGGAAAAACTGCGGGTAAAAAAGGTGGTAAATTTGGTAAAATAGGTAATTTTCTTAAAGGTAGTGCCAAAACATTATTAAAAGGTGGAGCAGGAATTGTAGGTGGATTAGCCTTAGAAGCAGGTGGAGATACTCTTAAAGAAAGTGGTTATCAAACTGCTGGTGATATAGTTTCTACTACAGGTTCTGCTGTTGAAGGAGCTAGTACAGGTGCTATGGTTGGTGGAATGGCTGGTTCAGTATTAGGACCAGTAGGTGCTGCTGCAGGTTCTGCTATAGGTGCTGGTGCTGGTGCTATAATGGGCACAGCTCAAGGTTTTAGTGATTCATTTGGTGAAGGTGGATTTGAATTAATACAAAAATTACGAAAAGAAGATGCAATATCTTATGGATTAAGTACAACTCCTACTGTCGATAAATGGGATGTCATTGAAAAGTTATCTAAAGAAGAAATTCAAACATTAATAAATACTAATGAATTTGAAGGTAATGATTTACAACATTTAGAAAAACTGTTAGAACCACCTCAATCAGTAAAAACTTCTAGTATAGAAGCACCAAATGTTGTAACGAAAGAAGGTGTTTCTATAAATCAAGAAGGATGGGATAATAAATCACTTGAACCTATAAAACAGAAAGCAAACCCTATAAGTCAAACTGATGATACAAAATCAGAATTTAAACAAGCATTAAAAACAGGAACAAAAGCAGAATCGATAAATTTTGATCAAAATAAGAAAGATTTCTTTGAAAAACCTAAATTAACAATTCCTGAAGTTAAACAACCAACTGTTGGTAATGCAATATACGAAGATTCTAAAACAAATTCTGAATTGAAAAATATTAAACCTGAATCAGCACCTATAATTAATGCACCTTCAGTTACCAATACTACAAACAATACAACTCAAAATTCTGTAATAAGATTACCAGTAAGAGATGTAAGTACAACTATCCAAGATTATTTTAAAAGCAGATATTAAAAAAGGGAACCGAAGTTCCCTTTGAATAATTTACTTCAGAAAAATTTTAATCAGAATCAGCGATATTCTTAAAGTAATTTAAAATATCATCATCTTCATCTTCTGTTACCGCAACTTTAGGTTGTGGAGTTGGTATCGATTTAGGTTGAGGAGCTTCAAAAGTTGCTACTCTTTCAGCTACAGCTGAAGCAGTAGTAATTGGAGTTGCATCTAAATTCAATACATCAGCAAGTTTACGACTTAATTCCTCAAAGGTTTTAAAGTTTTTCTTATCAAGAAATTCTCTAAGAGGATATTGTTTGTTAACCAAAGCGACCAATTTCTCTTCATCACCATTAAACAATTCAGATGGTGAATCAAATTCTGATTTATCATAAGATGGCCAATTCTCAACTTGTCTAATACGAAGTCTAAAATTAGCACCTTTCCAAAGATCAAATACATTTACTGGTGTTTCATCTTCAAAAGTTGGTTTGGCTTTATCCATAATCATATCGAAGATTTTCTTACCAAACTTAAACAGTTTAACTTGACCTTCATTTTCTGGATGTTTAGGATCACTGATAACCAAAATATTACAAGTATAATTCAAACGTCTTTTTTGTTTTCTTGCAATTTCTTTATCTGCTTCAGAACCAGAATTCCAAAGTTTTGCATTAAGGTCACCTAATGGATCTTTCTCACCAATTGTAGATAATGAATTTTCAATATACCAACGACCTGTTGGACCTTGAAAACCATGATTAAATATTCTTACCCAAGGTAAGTCATCACCTTCAACTTGAGGTAGGAATCTAATGATAGCAGAACCATTACCTGCTTTATCTCGTTCTAATTTCCAGAATCTATCATCTTCAAAAGATTTAGAAGATGCACCTGGATTAGTAATCTTTTCAAATTCAGAAGTGATTTTTGAAAAGTCATTGTTACGAAGTTTACGAAGTGATTGTATATCCATTTTTGTTTCCCGATTAGTTTGCGAAGTATTATATTTCCATTGTATGTCATTCTCAATTTCCTCATTATAAAATATAGTTGTATCTCAATTAAACTATTATACTATAGATTTTTCTAAAAGTAAAGACTTTTCTAAAATATCTTTTATTGTTTCCTCATTAAATTTTACAAATCGTTCTAATTTCTTAATAATCAATAAGTCTTTACCCCATACAGTTTCTAATGTAGATTCCCATTTATCTATAAAAGGAACAAACTTATTCAAAATAAACAGAGATTCTACAGTTATATTACGTCCAAGATACATCTTAAACAATTCTGGTATATCTTTACTATTATCTATCATATCTGAACAAGTTAAAGATTTCTTTTCCATAGTAAGAATCATATTATCAATATCATTCTTAAAAGTATTGGTAATACTTTGTTTCCTCTTGTTCCAAAGTATGAAGTTAGATTCAGAAGATGCTATATTATGAATTGGATCATTCTGATATGCATAATTTGATACAAGAAATTGAATAGATTCTGCATCAGTTTCAAACTTTCTAGCAATTGCATTATAAACATTATAATCTCTTCTTGCTAAAAAGTTTTCAAAAGTTACACCATTAGTTTTACCTTTATATTCAAACAGATTGTATTTCTTATTAGTGAAATGCAATTTGACCGCTTTATCATATTTGAACAGAGTAAATCCTGATATCATATTACCTCACTGGTTGTAAATTTAGGCAACTTTCCTTCTTCAATCATTTCCATTTCAATCTTATCTTTTAGAGATTTACTGATATTAGGAACAATATCAATTGGATCTATAAAATTATCAGCACAATAAGAAAGAATTGCATCCATTCTTGATAATTTCTTATCTATGGCAAGATTTTCTATAAACAAAGAGAAATCAACTTCATCGCTCATTTAACAACTCCAAGTAATAATTAACTGACCTATATTTCAACATTAACTCCTCATATTCATCAAACTTTTCATTATAAGGTTTTCTTATAACACTTTCATATGGTGCTTTGGATAATACTGAATTGCTATATTTATTTCCAAAATCAACAAACCATTGGTCAATATCTATTTTTTGTTTAACTAAATCCTCAAATATAACCTGAAGTTTTTCTTTCTCTTTAAGTGCATATAAAATTGAATATTCTTTAATCATAATATTTCTCTAAAGTTATAGTATGAAGTTATTATAACATATTTTTACAATCTGTCAATTTAATTCTTTAATTGTATCACACAATCCATATTTTAATGCTTCTTCAGGACTTAACCAAACATCATGAGGGGGCAATAAGATTTTCTTAATTTTATCTTCAGAAAGATTAGAACATTTTTTATAATGATTAACCAACATTGTGCTAGTAAGGTCAAATGCTTTTGCTGCACTAATCAATTCGTGATGTTTACCTGAACTTCCCCAAGAATACTGATGTGATAATATAGCAGTATTTGGAGTTAAAACTCTTTCTCCTTTCTTACCAGCCATAAATATCATTAATCCTGCGGAAGCAATTTCACCAATACCAATTGTTCTTACAGGAATACCAGAACCTCTCATAACATCTATTAAAGAGAATCCTGCTGATAAAGAACCACCACTTGAACATATCATTATATTTAACATTTCTGGTCTTGTTTCAGAAAAGTTTGCTTCAATTATCCATTCAATACAAGGTCTAATAGATTCATTATCAATATCATCCATAAGAAGATAAAATGATTGTTGTTCCTTGTTACCAGCAAAGTTCTTATTGATCTTACTAAACATATTATATGCCATATTTAACTCCATTTCATTAAGGTTATGACTTATATATTAGTAATCAATAATTCTACTTAACCGGACTACAGATAAAGTATAACACCAAAATCAGTAAAAGTAAAGATAATCTGTAACATATTGATTATTAAACTTTAATAAAAAAATAATGACATTTAAATGCATTTAAGGAATTTAAGTAGTAACTTTATACACATTAGCATTTTTAATGAAAAAAGTGACTTATAAGTTATTGATAACAATGAAAAATAAAAAGAGAAAATGAGGGAATTTGAGGTATTCTAGATAAAAAAAAGTCTTCAATTAAGAAGACTTTAATTTGGTTTAAACAGCTTCTTTTAGAGATTTATAAAAATAGTGATTACCAATTTTGACTGTCTTTTTAGGTCTTTTGGAATATCTATGTTTAAATGAATCAAAAGAATCCAAATTTCCTATAGGGTTTTTTGTATTACCATATAGAAGATTTGTTGCTAGTTTTATATACTCATTAAATTCTTCTTTTGGAATCTTCTTCTGGGTATACTGTTGTTTTACAACTTTACAAGCTGGTTTGTGGAATATTTTTTTAGACCGATTAACAATTGTTGCACCCACTGCAAGTTGTCCAGTCAATGATTCACCTCTTGCCTCTGAATAAATTGTTTCAGCAACACATTGTATATCTTTCTTTGATATATGACTGTCAACAATAACAGTCCTAGTTTTTGATATAATAGTTTTATTATGATTAATTGTCTTAGCACATAATTGTGAAGACATAAAAATCATGCATACAATCATTAGTAATTTGATTTGCATGTTGTTCTCCTTTACTAAGTTACAATATTAGAAAATGCCTAATATTGCTTCCCATATCGGTCGACTCATTGCCGTTTTGATATTACCTCGGGATAGATACTTCAGTTTATCTTATAAGCGCACTCCTTTAAAAGTTATTGTATATACTATTTATTAATATCCTTTTCTATGCTTAAAATATCTTCTTTCTTTAAAAGCATTAAGTAACCAATCAGTAGTTTTTTGTATGAATACTTTTGGTTCTTCATCATCAATAGCCATTAATACAACTAATTGAGGAACATTTTTACCAGTCATTTCAGTAAAAGCAACAGCATACATAGCACATTGAATGAAATATCCTGGTATATCTTTTAGTTCTTTAATTCTACGACTTGTTTTGAAATCTATAATAGATAAAACTCCATCATATTCTGCAACACAATCTACAGTACCAGCAACTTCAAGGTTATGTGAAAATAACATTGCTTCTAAAACATATACATTATCTATATGATTTAAAACAGAAACGAATGAATTCCAAATAGGAGCATCAAACATATCCGCCTTAGTAGGTTCATTGTTAAGGTAATCTTCACATAATGAATGTATTCTTGTTCCACGACTAGATGCTCTAGCAGAAATCTTATTGGCTTCTTCTTCACCAACACGTTTTCTCCATTCATGAATATGAGCTTGACCTCTTAATCCAGTTACTCCAGTTACGGATGGATATTTGTTGCCAGTTGGAGTTTCATAAAAACGTGAACCATTTACGGTAACACGTTTTAATTTAGGAAGTTCTAAGGGGATATGTTTAAACATTAATATCCCATTTTTCCTTCAAGATTGAGATAAGATGATGTAATGCCTACCATTACATCCCTTGCTGCTTGATACGTTTTGTATTCAACTGGAATAGGTTGTCCATGCCAATCTTCACAAATTGCCATACCTTGAACTTTGTCTGTTACTGTCCAAGTACCTTTAGAAGTTTGTTCCATTTCTGCAAAACGATTTCTATATGTTTTCATTTTTCTCTCTTTATTTAAATTATGAGTTATTATATCTTATATAAAAAGAGAAGTCAAGAATTATTTTATTTATTTTTCCATGAACCAGTATCTGGAACATATGAACCAATCTTTTGTGCAAGTTCTTTCTCAGGTATTTGAATCGGACTACCTTGTTTCTTAATCTTTACATATTGTGCACCTTTAGCAATAAAAGAACCACCTGCTTTAGATGTTTTTAAAGTTGAATCAACACCAGCAGAATTAAAAGCAATCCACATATCACCATTCATATATTTTGATAAATTTGTATCAACAGAATAAATTAAATCATGAAGTGTCATTGCTGCACCTTTATGAGTAGCAATAAGAATTTCATCACTTACCATTCTACCGCCAACTTTAGCACCTCTAGAAATATTCTGTTCTCTTGCTTTCTCAATTGGTGTTACAATCCATACAATATGAATGTTATCTTTTTCATAACCTAATGGCATTACATTGCGAGTAATTCTATCGAGTTTATCTAAATCTTTTAATGTAACATCAAATATCAGATTTGGCTTTCTATCTGGTGCAGAAGTTGCAATAGATTTAAATAAATTCATTTCTACCTTATCAGTAATTCCCATTTGATTGGAAATAATATCATGTAGAATAGAAGTATTTTTAGGATCAGATAATGGAAGTGCTTCATAACTGATATCAATACCAGTTTTTGCTTTAATTAATCCGACTAATTGAACTGATTTGCCAACCCAAGTTTTAACATCATCAACATTGATTACTTTTCCTTCAATACCAAGAAGTTTAGATTGGATAAAACCTTTACCAGAACCTGCACCACCTGCTTGAATAACAACATTACCGAACTTCGGATATGCTTTACCTCCAAAGGTAATAAGTGCTTCATCTAGTTCAACTTCTTCTTTTATACCATATAATCCTAATCGCTTCTTTTCTGTTGCAATTCTTTGATTAATGTTATTTCTATCAAGATTAGAATTTGGGTTAGTTAATTCATTTTGTAATCGCTTTATTGCCCCTTTTATCGCTTCTATATCTTTTTTATCACGGGCAGTTAGTGCTTCTTCTAATTCTGAATATTCTCTAAAGGATAACATATTTTCAACATGTAATACTGGATTAGGAGTTTTAAAATTCTTCTTTCGCATAATTGTTTTTGCAGCCATTTCTATTTTACTGGATTTTCTATCAAAATGTATATTAACTGGGATATTGATATCTGTGCTTAATGATTTGATAACTTCTTCAACTTCTTCTGGAGTTTTAGAGATTTTGATACCGAACTTATCATATAAACTGTGGTAGATGTTAATAAGTTCTGATATTGTAATTTGTTTTATGTTACGAGGATCGTTGATTCTATCTAGAAAATGTCCACTAAACTCGACATCAATACCAAGTTTAGCAAACAACTTATCTAATGATTTTTCTATGACTTGTAACTGTATTTTTGAGATTTTATCTGACATTGGAGTTCCTATTAGAATATATTAATGTATTTATTCTTCTAATAAATTTTTAAGTTCCCTTTCGTATTCTTCTTCAAGTTTAAAGTTTTTGATAACTTTTAACATTGCTTCTCTATGAAGTATTACCTTATCTATTGATTTGAACAATTCAAAAATATCAAAACTACCTGCATCCATAATTTCTAATACATTTTGTTCCTGAAGTCTACCTACAAACTTCATAAGATGTGTGAACTGATGGTTTAACCATTTATGCGAGAATAACAAATCATCAATAGCATAATTGACATCTGTAACTATTGCTAAACCTAAATCATCTCTATAATTTAAAACCTTTTCGTATGCCGACATAAATCTTGAACTCATAACACCTCCTCTCTTTCTTATTATTGTATTGATTCACTATTATGTATTATACTATAGATTTATAGAGTTGTAAAGATTTACTTTTGAAAGTAAAAAAAGTAAACCCACCGATTAAGGTGTAGTTTTCGATTTGTATAAATAGATACGATAGAGTTGTTAATCGCGGATTCGCAGTCCCACTAACTCTAATCATTCTACTATTAATTACAGGAACTAATATGACCAGCATAACTACTTATAAAGAAATAACACCCACCTATCTTTGTATCAAACAACATTCAGTTACAAAATTAAAATATTTTTGTAAAACTACTAAAAAAGACCCATACAAATATTTGGGTTCAGGTTATCATTGGGTAAATCATTATAAAAAACACGGTAAAGAACATATAAAAACTTTATGGGTTTCCGAATATTATTATGATACATCTATAGTAGAAGTTGCATTACATTTCTCGAATGAAAATAATATAGTCGAATCTAATGATTGGGCTAATCTAAAACCTGAAAATGGATTAGATGGCGGTTCTCAAAAAGGTAGAATTGTTTCTAATGAAACAAGAGAAAAATTATCTAAACTTCAAAGCAATCAATCAGAAAAGACTAGATTACTACGTTCTGCTGCTCAAACAGGTAAAGAGCATTCAGATGAACATAAAGCTAAGAACTCTGCTGCTAATAAAGGTAAAACTAGAACAGAAGAATCAAAGGCAAAAATGTCTGATTGGCAAAAAGGTGTTCCCAAAAGAATAGAACAATGCCCCCACTGTAATAAAAGTGGGGGAGTTAGTAATATGAAAAGATATCACTTCGATAATTGTAAATTAAAACCCTAATTTTTCACAGGCAATAATCCACGATTTAACTAAACTAGACCTAACGATATCTTCTGGTGTAAAATGTATCCTACAGAATTCAGGCATACTATTTGCTACTACAAGAAAATCTGGTAATCCAGATACCTCAGAAGATTTTTTGGTTAAATCGTTTTGCTTAGTGTCACCAACAAATATAATTTTAGACTGATGACCAATCCTTGTGATGACAGTAGAAAGCTCACCCCATGTCATATTTTGGCATTCATCCACAATTACAACAGAATTATCTATGGATATTCCTCTTAAAGCAGTTGTTGTTGTAAATTCGATATAACCTTGCTCTTTTAATCGCTGATATGCATCTTTTTTATTAAATAAAGTTGCACTAATTTGTTCATACGGCAATTCATATAAAGATGTTTTTTCTTCAAGAGAACCTTTAAGGAATCCAACATCTCTTGTTTGAACGGCTGAACGAACTATTAGAACTTGGTTAAAAGAATTACCTTTATCCATTACCTCTTCTAATGCTTTGTATAAAGCAATAAAAGACTTTCCAGTACCTGCACTACCAGATAAAAACATAAAATATTCACCCACTTTATAAGAATTAAAGAATAATGATTGATTCTCGGTTAGTGGTGCGAATGTTTTAAGGTCTTCAATACGCATTTTTAGTCTATTTGATTGAACACCTTGAATGACTTTATCGTTTGCTGGTTGATTATATTTCGATAAGTCTTCAAAGTGTGTATCAACTATTTTTGGTTTGCGAGCCATATTCTTCCTTGTTGGATTAAATAATAGTCGTCTTATCTAAGACAGACCCTGGAGTTCTTTGATGTATATTTCTTAAAACTTCTTTAAATCCTCCATCTTTGTTAATACCATTTCCGATATTAATAGATTTACAAAGTGCACCTCCAGATATAATAAGTTCTAACATAGGATTGCTTTCTTTGAAATCTGTCAACTCAGACATTTTCATAACAATTTCTGTTTCCTCTCCTGTATCTTTATTTTTAAAATTATATGTCGGCATTATATGTTCTCACATAAGAATTTGATTTAGGGTTTAACATTCTGCCTTCTATTGGATCATAATAAACAATTTCTCCATCCATTCTAAATGGTCCTAACAAATCATCCTTTTTCATATAACCATCAATGCTAACAGAATTAGGAAGTGCTTCAGATTTAATAGGTTCAAAACTATAATGCATTATTTTCCTCTTGTTTAGGTTCTAAAATTGGTTCGGGTTCTTTCTTACCAAATATCAAATCCCAATTATCATTAAACTTTTTTTGGTCTACTGGTCTTGGTTTAGAACCTTTCCCACCATGTGTTGCTGTCAAATTATCACCTCCTTTTTATCTAGATTTATAATACTTATATAACTTTACCAAATAAGCAAACTGTATAGGTTCGTGTATATAAGAAGGGAGGATACCAAACATGTCCTCCATTTCAGTATATATTTTAATTATTTCTTCGTCGGACATTATCTATGTCCATTAAAGATATCAATAACATTTTCATCAACGATATATTTGACTTTTGGAACATATCTAGCATATTCTAGAATACTTCCCATATATTGGTCTTCATCAGACCAATTCAATTCTTTTGCTTTAATTGGATGATGAATATGACTAACAGGAGTTGCAACTGAAGTAGTTCTATAAACAACCATTGTTTCAGGATCTACAGGGCAAGTGTTACCAGTATGTTCTACAAATTTATAGTTTTTCATTTTCTTCTCTAGGTTGGTTTAAAATTAAGTACCTGCATAACCCCAAGCAGGCATTGTAACAGTAGCATCAATTGCTTTTAAAAGTTTTTGATTAGATTGAATAGTTGGATCATTAAATAGTTTCAAATATTTTGGACTATCTGAGGCACATACCCAAGACCAGTATTCCATAGCTAAATCATAATCTTGTTGTTTAATGATATCTTTAACAAAAGATGATTCAGAATTGACGACTGCTTTCTTAGGAAAGTCAATCATTTGATTTTGTGCTTCAATTACAATATTGATTTGTTTGGAAGTTAATTCGTTCATCATTTTATTTCTCACTTTCTTTAATAACAACATTGATTTCGGTATTTAACCATATTTCTTTTATCTTCATTGCGTCATCATAACTCATATCTTTATATTCAGTTATAACATCGGCTCTTGGCCAAATACCAACAGCCTTAGGAGCAACTACTTTTACATTATATTTTTTCATTTATTTCTCACTTTATTTAATTTATAAGTTATTATACTATATTGATTGTATAAGTCAACAACTTTTATTGTTCTTCGTATAACATTTCTACCAAATCTTCTTTGAAAGTCCAAACATAATCTTCTACTAATTGCTTCAAAAATCTAGGATCATTACAATCTTTAATCATGTTATCAATTAGTGCTTGACGTTTCTTATCAATTTCATTTATTTTCATAATATATTTTATCTCTTTATTTAATTTATAAGTTATTATACTATATTGATTGTAGAAGTCAACATTTATTTTAATAAATATGCAAATAAAAGGAGATAAAAATGGAAAGTTTATACACAAGATGGAGACCAGCAATTGCATGGTCATATATGGTGATATGTTTATTTGATTTTATGGTTGGACCAATAATATATAATACACTTCAGTATCTAGAAGATGGAACTAATATTTCAATGTGGCAAAGCATTACACTTCAGGGTGGAGGATTGTATCATCTTTCGATGGGTGCTATTGTGGGTGTATCTGCATTTGGTAGAACCAAAGAGAAATTGGCTGCTTCAGTAGTAAAAGAATAAATATATGGGTGGTACAACTATCTAGGTTCAAACCTTATTGCGATAATTTCAATATGAGGAAGTATGCATCGGGTCTTAGATAGTTGTATGGCAATTGCGGTACAGTTTATGTACCGCAACCTTTTATCTGTTCATAATATAACAAGTTACTTCAAATCCTAATCTAATATCATTATAAGTCGGTATTTCCCACTTCATCTTCTTCTCCTAGTTTATACATAAAATTCAAGAATTCCTCAAACGTCATACCTCCTGGCATTGTATAGAATGTGCATTCAACTGCTTCTTGCATTCGTTCTAAATCAAAGTTCATTAAAAAGACTTACTACTATTTTTTTAAATAGATAATTTATTAATGAGTAAAGAGCAAATAAAGTTACATAACAAATTGTAAATGTCATAAATATAGATAAACATAATACAATTGATAATTTATACATTTCATATCCTTAAATTGTTTTTCCTGCTTGTAAATCCTTTAATGTCAAACCACCAGTGTATTGACAATGTGCAAGTTCTTTAAATGTTTTCCAATTACCAGCCCATTCTAATCCTAACGATTCAGCAATCTGACCACATTTATTAAATGCAGCAGTATCATTCCATTGTGCTTTACCATTAACGATTGGACAAAAGTCAAATGCTATTTTATAATTATGAAAAGATTGACCTGCTTTTGCATTGGTAACTTTACTTCCAGGAGTTGTTCTTCCTTGAGCATATATTGCATTTTGTGATTCATTATCTCTATAGGTAGATGTAATCAAAACATCTATACCTGCTTCGGCACATTTTGCAATAAATTGTTTACAAAGTTCTTCTACTTTAGGATGTAAATCTTCTAATTTTCTACTGTTAATCATTTATTTCTCCTAATTTATAATCTTGAAAAGTCTGATTGTTTAGAATCATGGGAACTAACATGATACCATTTCTTAGCGTCTCTATCAAATTGCATTCCTTCCTTCTTCGCTTTATCTTTTTCAGCAAATGGAACTTGATGATAGAACTTATGTATATCAGTTTCTTTGTAATTTTTTATATCTTTTTGAGGTATTCTTTTAACATGGTGTATGTGGTACATAGTATTATTTGGTCCTAACACTTCCTCTGTGTACAAATATTCAATATGGTATTTGTCTAATGTAGAATCTGTTCTGGGAATCAACACTTCATGTTCTTCAGGGTGCATAGAATTAGAACCTATCATACCAACAGGTTGATTCTTTTCTAATTCCCAATGTAATATATGTTTAATTGGGCTTGTCTTTTCATATCTAGTATGAGTTCTTGTAGCAAAATATGATGCTATCTCTTTTGATATTGAAGAAGATAGATATGTTGGTTGTTTGAATACCTTGTTACCCTGAGGACTTAAACCAACATGTTGAGCATCCCTAATATCAAAGTTTGCTCCAGACCACGTATGAAGATTTTTTCTTGCTAGTGGCTTAAAACTTTTTTCATCTAAGGTTTTAATATGTTGTAGTATAGCAGAATCATTTATCATAGGATGGTTTCCTAATCCAACCTTAGTTTCGTGCGACCTAACTAATTTTCTTGATAACTCCCTAGAATCTTTGGTGAATGCGTTTAATGCATTCTTACCTTCAGCATCAGCGGCATGTTCATCTTCTAATTCTCGCATTGCTTGTTGGATACTAGCGACGTAACCAAAGTCATTATGTCTAGTATTAAGCCATGTATTATAAGTTGTTGAAGTTGATTCATTAACTTCTTCTTTTATTTTAGCATGTTGACCATGAGTATTTGTTATAACAACAGGATCTTTTTCTATAGCATGTTGACCATGAGTATTTGTTATAACAGTTGGATCAGCAATTTCTGTAAATTCTTTAAAACTTTTCATTTATTTCCCCACTAAGTTTTCTTCAAATATTTTCCAACAATTTTCCCAAGTCCATTTCTTTGAATGTTTCTCTACATCATCACGTTCGAGATATAAACATGCAGAAATTGCATCTTCAAGGTCTTCATTCATAAAACCAGTAACACCTTGTTCTATTACATCAATAGGTCCAGCAACAGGATATGCTGCAACAGGAGTACCCATAGTCATTGATTCTATCATAACAATACCAAAAGTATCCGTTCTACTTGGAAAACATAATACATCAGCATTTCTATAATACTGAGCAAGTTCTTTACCTTTCTTATACCCGACAAACTCAACATTTGGGTATTTAGTTTCTAATTCTTTACGATAAGGGCCATCACCTACTATTTGAATTTTATACTCAAATACATCCGACGTTATTTTACATAAGTCATCTAATCCTTTCTCTTTAGATATTCGACCGACATATAAAATTGTATAATAATTTGTTTCTTCTCTTATAATATCACTGAATATTTCTTTATCAACACCTCTAGTCCAAGGTATAATATCAGAAGTAAATCCATGAGATTTAAGTTCATCAACCATTGTTTGAGTAGTGGTTAATACTTTTTTAGAATCTTGATGGAACCATCTAACATAATTATATGTCAATGATTCTGGAATACCATAAATCTCTTTTAAAAATTCAGGAAATTTGGTATGATAAGATGTATTATAATTATAACCTTTCTTATTACAATAACGTCTTACAACCCAACCTACAGGTCCTTCAGTTGCAATATGAATGTAATCAGGTTTAATTTCTTCTATTATTTTTCCAACATTAAATGGAATACTGATTTTAACTTCAGGATAACCTAAAGCAGAAAAGTAAAAGAATAGACTTGGATCGATATAACTGATTTTATAATTATTTTTTAATGCTTGTTTTTCTATATTTGTAAAAGTTGTTACTACACCATTAACTTGGTCTAATAAATTATCGGTTACTATTAAGATCGTTTTTTGCATAATGCAGATACCTTATACCAATCGAATTTTAAGTTAAATGTCATTGCTGCTGCTGATTTTTCACATTCCATTTCCGTAGCAAAAGGTATTTGAATTGTTCCTGGAATATCGTTTGGATCGTTAATATTTACTGCAAGTAAAAAAAGTATCCACATATCATTTATTTCCTCTGTTTTCTGCCCAAGTCCAAGTAACTATTTCCCAAGTACCATCAAGATGTTCTACTAAAGCAGTCATACTTTCTACCCAGTCACCATCATTCATATATGATAACCCATCAATTTCTTTTATCTCTGCATGATGTATATGTCCACAGATAATACCATCAAATCCACGTTTCTTGCAATATACAATTAGATTCTTTTCGAAGTCAAATATAAAATCTACTGCTGATTTTACTTTGTGTTTGATATATGCACTCAATGACCAATAACCAAATCCCATCTTATGTCTAATCCAATTAAACTTATTATTTAGATTCAGTATAAGGTCATATCCTTTATCACCAATATATCCCAACCAAGGTGCAATAGTAGAAATTCCATCAAATATATCTCCATGGATAACCAGATATCGTTTACCATCAACACCAATATGTTCAATTTGATTTACTATTTCTATATCACCAAATCCTATTCCATAAGGCATTAATGGTCTTAGAAATTCGTCATGGTTACCAGCAACATAAATTACTTTTGTTCCACGTTTAGCTAATTTAAGTATTTTCTGAACAACATTAGAATGCGATTGGTTCCACATCCATTTATTTTGTTGAATACGCCAACCATCAATTATATCACCAACCAAATAAAGTGTTTCACATTTATTATGCTTAAGGAAATTATGAAGTTCTGAGGCTTTACAATCTCTAGTACCGAGATGGACATCAGATATAAAGATGCTTTTGTATTGTTGTTTCATCAGTATAATTTTTTACATATGGCATTAATTGTATAGTTATTTAGTTTAGACCCATACGTCAAGTTTTTTGCTGATTGTTTACATTCTTTTTCTGTTTTAATTGGAACTTGAATTGTAACATCTGGTGAATAAGCATTATTAACACTTACCACTAATATTAATAGAATCCACATTACTGCATATCCTCAATAACTCTGATTATAAGAACAAATAGGGCAACTGTTGCTATCCAAGTTGCAACTCTTAAAATAAACAAATTTAATTTTTTCATTTTACCAATTTTCCACGCCAGAAATTTCAGTGCTAAATCTACCTTCTGTATCATCAATATCAAAATCAAATGATAATGTTAAGATACTACCTAATCCACCAATAGATCCTGAATCCTCAATAGTAATATTATCTACATCTTTAAAGACATCTCTAATAAGAATATTATTGATATTTTGCAACTCTTTTCTAGAAATTGTAACTGATTTTCCGCTCATTCTTCACCTCATTCTACATAAATTATTTGTGCCACATAATTGTATCATTAATATAATTGAATAGTGGATAGAACCAAAATCCTGCCACCATAAACCACATATTAGATACACCATATTTTTCTAATGTGTATCCCAAAATACACCATAAGGTTACACCAACTAAACAACTTATCAATCCTAACACAACAACTCTCATATCAACTCCACAAATTTCTATAATAGACACCGAACAATCTGAATCCATTTTGGATTCTTGCTTCGTATTTTGCCATTCCTTCCCAATCATATTTTTGAGTATGTTTTGGTCCGTGTTTCATTTCCCAACAGGTATCACCTTCATATACTTCATCAGACTCGACCCAAGTTATATCAGATACTCCAGTCTTGAACTGATCCATCCAATTATCTTCAAGTTTAGTTTCAAATGCAAAAACCATTTCTCCTAACACCCAATCCCATCTCTTAAACCAGTTATCATCAGTATCCCATTCATTTTCGCATCTTGGAGCATTCATAGATTTTAGATAATCTGGAACGTCTTCATCACTTACATATGGAGCACCTTGTTTAGAATCTTTCAATTCTTTCAACATTGGCAAAATAATTGGAGCAAGTGTATGATCCATACTCCATGTGTCCCAACGATCAATCTTTATATAATTTATTCTTGGATGAACTGTATCCAAAAACTTTTGATTCCATTCACACAAAGTTTGTAACCATTTGGGTGGTTCAGTTTTATAGGCATCATAGTCTTTACGCCAATAGAAAAACTTCTCTAGGATTATGAAAGGAGAAATCCAATGTGAGGTATAATTTGATATATATATTTTCATGTTTCTTCACCAATTTTCAATTTGTATAAATACTATTATATAACGAATAATGTTATAAGTCAAGCAATAAAAAATGCCAATCACGATACTGCAAATATCTATTGGCTCTAATCATTTTCTACATAAACAGGAGTCTATAATGACCAGCACAACTATTTATACCATAGCACCAACTTATCTTTATATTAAGCAACATTCTGTTACTGGATTAAAATACTTTGGTAAAACCAACAGAGATCCATACAAATATCTAGGTTCAGGTAAATATTGGACCAGACACATCAAAAAATATGGCAAAGAGCATGTGGTTACTTTATGGGTTTCTGAATTATACACCAATAAAGAACTGCTAACTGAATTTGCATTGTTTTTTTCTGAAGAATATAACATAGTAGAATCCAAAGAATGGGCTAATCTTATTCCTGAAAATGGATTAACTGGTGCATTATCAGGATCGGGTAATCATATGTACGGTAAAAAAGGTGAAGACCATCCTAATTATGGAAAAATTAGCCCAACGAGAATTACCAGTTCTTTAGATGCTTGGGCATCTTTTACAAATGAGCAAAGAGCTGATAGAGAATTAAAAAGACAAAATACCATATCAGAAAGAACACAAGAACAACAAGATACTATCAACAAAAAAATAAGTTCTATGAAACTTGGAACCAAGATGCCAACCAGATCAGACGAACATCTATTAAAACTTTCCCTAGCAAATGGTAAAAATTATTTGGTAACTTCTCCAGAGGGTGAGCAATTTCAAATTTGTAGTTTATCTGCATTTTGTAAAAAGAATAATTTGCACAACAGTTCTATGTCTGAAGTATCTAGAGGTAAAAGAAAACACTATAAAGGTTGGTTGTGTATTAGATTACCTGATTAATTACCGATTATTATTTTCATTCTTCAACTCCAAAAATTATCTTGTCTTCGCCAGTCATGGTTGATGCCCAATCTTTCACATATCAACCATTCTGGGCTATCGCTAAGGGTAATGACTTCATCCGATATATTGAGAATTTCCTTCGCAATCAATTCAGCAAACTTTTCCAA